ATACTGGATTAACAGGAAGTTGTTCCACCATTAAAAGTTTTACATAAGCATCTTGCATAGTAATTCTATACTTACCTGCAGTGCCTAACTTAGTGATAGACGCAATACCTTTGCTGTTAGCAACATCCAAAACTGGATCTCCACTACCATCGATCGAGAAGCTTAGGAACAAGCTTACCCGCATTTTTTCTAAACCGAAAGAGAATTGATTAAAAAGCCTATTAGCCATTTTAATGCCCTTTATATGCCTCCGTTCACATTCACCGTACTCAAGGAGGTCATCTAAGTCCGGGTGCAACCTAGAGCATTCTAGGCGTCAAAAATGCTGTACATCACACATACAGACAAAAATGCTTAACATTTCCAACGCTTAAGAGCGGCACCCTTTGGCGTAAGTTTACCGCCTTTTGAGGTAGGTCCTGACACTCCAGACATTCTTGCACAGAACGATTTACGTCTGCCAGCGGCTTTAGAACCTGGTTTTACTTTACCTGTAACAGGACGTTTAAGACGTGAGCCGTGTTCTCTATTATACTTTTCGCGGTAGGCATCACTTAAGCCACCGGTACGGCTATGTTTTTTTGGATTGTATCCATGGAAGGGCTTTGATTTAATACGCCCGCCTCTTGACATTTTTATAATTTTTGCTATTCTATCTCTCATAAAACAAAAGCCCCCAGGATTACTCCCAGGGGCCTCCGTTAGCTATTTGCAATTAAGCAGAAAGCTTTACTGTGCAGTTCCACCCTGGAGCATTGCAAATCATATTGGCATAATATCCAATTCTGATCTCTAATGCATCAGCCGTGCCAACTCGTAAGCCTTCCAAACCTTCTAGCCCGTAGGTTAGAATGTGAGGTGCCTTGCCGAGAGACCTGAGCTTCCAAGTGTCCATTTGCAGCAAAAATGCTCGGTTAGCCGGGCAATTTCTGTCTGGAATCACGGTGATAGGTCCGTATGGAGCGTGGATTCGGATACCAGCAAACGCAATATCAGCTTCTTCGTGCTTGACATCTACGTACTGAACCTTTGCGCCTAAACTCTTCTCCAAAGCGGAATAACTGGAGAAATTCATGAAGCACATATCTGGCTGTCCACCTTCTTGTGCGACAAGGCTTGAAGCGTCGATTAGGGCTTCTTCGATTGACTGGCTTGAACCATCGTATCGCACTCCGGCGAGACGGGTTGGATCTGCCGATCTATCTACGTTCCAAAAGCTGTCTCCAGGAGCTGGAGCAACTTCAGGCAACCATGCGCTCAATCCGCTAACTTTCAAGAAGCTAGAAGTAGAGGTAGATCCACCAACAGCAACGTCACCTTGTACGGAGAGGTATCCAGAGGACGCCCAGCCAGACAACGGGTTAACTGACGCTGTACCGCGTAGTACACCGCTTGAGCGGTTAACAGCGGTAAGAACCACCGTAGAGCTTGAAGGAACACCACCATCTGTAGCAGATACTACAAGAGTCATGCCAACTTCGAAGTTAACAACGCTTGGTACGTCTGCTAATTGGATTACGGTGGCGCCGACAGCTGTAGAAGGAGAGCTGATGGTGCCGATTTGACCACGGCTTCCTGTACCGCCTTTGAAGATATCGAGAGCTAAGTCGTTTGAGATATTGCGGAAAGCAGTATCCATAACAAGCTTTGCTTCATCTACGAAAGCACCGGCGTTATCTTTTGTTGCTTCCAACAGTTCGTTCGTGATAGTAGCTAACTGATAGTTGCTAATACGATAAACGAAGAAGCTGGAGATTTGTGGAGCTGTTTGGTTTCCTTGAGCGTTGCTGAAGGTTGCCGAACGGCCTTGCGGTGTACCATACACCAACGGAACTGGAATATATTTTCCAGCGAATCCGCTTGGGCTCTCGTCCTTGGGGAGGAGGGCTAGTAGAGGATTCTTTTTATAGACGAGATCCTTCATATAATCGTCACCAGTATAGAGCTCTTTTAAAGCAGCTACCTGGTTACTTACATTTGCGTAAATTGCTGACATAAGTCACCTTTATTATTTTAATTGTCCCTTGAAAGCAGCGATCGCACGTTCCCGGCGACCTTTGTTTGTCAAAGGTTTTGACGATGCTGTAACAGTATTCGTCAATGTTTTTGTTGTTATTTGTGGCTTCTGGCTTGACTTATCTTCTGATCCAGATTGTGCAGCTTCTGGCGGAGCTAATTTGGATTGCACCTTCTTCAGTTTGGCTAAAGATAGAGCTTCGTCTGTCAGGTAATCTTCTACCAATGCAGCGGCCTCTTCAGCACTCAGCAGTACACCATCCTCATCATACGTTTGTTTGATTAGTTCCACAACTGCGTCATAGGACCCAGTGGCGCGGATGGTTTCATAAGCCTCGTCTCCGTCAACCAACATTTTAACTTCTCGGCTGACTTGTTTCACGGCTTGTTCATAGGCAGCTTTTTGCTGCTCTTGAAGCTTTTCAAAATGACTTTGTTGAGCATCTCTAAGATTTTTAAGCTCTGACTTAATTCTCTTAATCTCAACTTCTTCAGGTCTGCTATTTAGTAATACGCCCGCTACATCATCGTGTGTTAATCCAGCTTCAGCTAATACAGCTAACGTATCGTTTTTAAGTCTGTTTTTCCATTCATCAGCCATTCTAGACTGATGCTCTTGCAAGGACTTTTGCTGTTCTTGCAATTGACGAGCTTGAGCTCGGATGGCTTTTTCTTTTCTAGCAAGCTGAGCAAATCTCTCATCAGATTGTTGAATCTTAGGATTTTGCTCTACAACTGGCTGTTCGCTTTGTTGTGTTGTTTCTAGGGTTTGTTCTGCAGCTATAGGCGCTACAGGTGCCTTCACTTCGTTTGACATTTATCACTCCTTTAGGTTTGGGGAATCATTGGCGATGTCGGTAATGGCTCTGGTACTGCTAAAGGGGATTCTACCCCTGGAGCCATGGGCATCGGCGGCTGGGCCGCTTGTTGTAAAGTAATGGCTTGAGAGTTAAACGTACGGACCATTTCAGCTCTCTCAGGCTCAAGCTTTGTAGGCATATACAAGTTGTAGTATTGATTACTAATCTGTATAGCCAAGTTCAAATCCATGAATGGATCTGGTGGAGTGTACTCACCCTTTTCAATAATCTTGTCAAGGATGTAAAGAATTCTCTCTTCACCGCTGTTAGCAAGTTTCTCTTGTTGCTCAAGATCTGGGAAGTCAAGCATTCTTCTACCTTCTTGAACACTTACCATACCGCTTTGAATCATTTCAATAATCTTCTGTAAACGGCCAGCTGGGTCGCGTGGTAAGCTAGAAGCGTCGTAGCATTGAATAATGTAAGTGTCTTGTAACAAGTCAGATTCAGGAAGGTTTACTTCTCTTGTTCCGTCTTTGTTTGGATAAACTGTAGAGTAGCTTCCGTCTCTTTCTGCAATATCTTTTGCAAGTTCGATAGCTTGGTAGGCCAACTCGACGTAGAGGTTATCATATCTTTTTGAAAGGGTAGCGAAGCGATCAGACTGTAAATCATCATACTCTCTGAGGGCTGCACCAGAATCCAGTCCAGCAGGCTTTTTACTTGCAGCAGAGAGGGCTGAGATTCCGCTTTGCTGGTAGGCATAATCAACGAGTCTTTGTAATTGTGCATAAACTTCGGCAGGCACGCAAGGTGCTACTTCGTAAACGGGCTTAGTGCCACGGTACGTGACAATCGATCCCACATCATTGTTAAGCTGAGCTTTAACGACTTTGGAGCCATCCTCGACGAAAACACGGGGTACGCCGACAAGATTAATAGAACGGCTGATAGTCATCAGAAGCTTGTTAATTTCAACTTGGGTGCCCATTAGTTGTTCAGCTAAGGACTGACCAAAGAAACCTAACAAACGCTGGCTGTAATGTAAAAAGACAAAAGGGAACTTTTCTTTGTTGTACTCTTCGTCTAACAGTGTGACGTTGGTGCAAGCTATAACGTGTCGTCCATCACCTGCATCGGGACCTGAAGGCAAGTGCCATCCTTCAATGACCATAACTTGGTCAGATGCTGTTTTGCTACTGTCACCGGCGGTATCAGGATATGCTTGTTCAGCTCGCATGATGTCATTAGCTTTGTCAGGGAACATTTCAACTAGTACTTCTCTATCAACTAATTTAAGCTGATACATCTGACGGGGATCGCCATAAAGACCGTCGTTAGGATCTACAAGAAGTTCTGTAAACAGCACTCTTTCTATGTGTACTTTTTTATCTTGACCTTCGTAAACTTTTAAGCATCCGGTTCCTAGTACGGCTGCATCTCTTAAAGCTTGTGTTCCTAAATCATAAGCTTTGGTACGATAGAATTCGCCCATAACAAATTGATTTAATTGCTTTGCAAGATTGCGTGCTTTGTAGTCACCATTATCTGTCAAGAAAATAGGACGGGGTCGTGATTGTGTCAAGCGGCTCACCAGCGTGTCCACGCAGGATTGTACTACGTTCATAGTAGGACGATCCAGAGGCAGCTGATTGTTCTGGCTTAATTTGTTTAAGCTAGTACCAGCCATCCCGAACAAAGGCATATTAGCGTATAGACGAGAATAGATAGAGGCTTGTCTATATCTGAATTGAAGTTGTTCTTTTAAGAACGCGGCTGTGGAAATGAGCGCAGCACCTCGTTCGCTTTTAGAACTTTGTTTCCACCACTTAATTGGACCGGCATCCGCAGGTGTAGCGCGTGTCTTTACTTTGACAACTTCGCGCTCACTTTGAGGACGTTTTGTAATTTTAGCCATAAACTATAGTTGTCCAGCTGACCACATCAAGATGTCTTCTTCAGTGTACTGTGGTTCTTGGTTTTCTTGAATTGTTTCTTGAGCTTTAAGCTTAGGCTTATTAGCCACAAAACTCTCGATGTTTAAAGAGACTTCAGGGGTGGAAATAGTTTTGACATTATACTTGTGGCATAACTTAATCAACTTTTCCAACTCTTTCAAGTCCATTTACTACCTCGATTGTTTAGGAAACTTTGCAATACGTCTTTTAGCCATGATCTTTTCTAGACGCTTCTTAGGATTATATTCCATATCAGCGTGAAAAGAACTTTCGCTTGGATCATCATGCTCTTCTTCTTCAACATCTGGATCGAACTCAGAATGGTGGTTAGAAGTCATTTCACCATAAGGATCGGCTAAAAACTCGTCACTGTGAAAACTGTTGCCCATTGGCTCGTCTTCCAATTCATCAATATAATCGGGACGGCTTACGTGTACTCCGACTTCACCTTCTGTGGATTCTTTGTCCATTACTTCCCCACCGTCAGCATAACACCCCATAGCGCAGTGCTTGGGTCCGCCGTGCTCACAGCTTTCTTCCATCATACCGCCCTTGGCCATTTTTTGCATAGCCTTGCGTCTAACGGAGTAAGCGATAGCAGCAGCTTGTCGTGGGTCTTTACCGTGTTCGATTTCCGTCTTAATGTTTTCTTGTAAAGTCTTTTTAGATTTTCCGTGTTTTAGGGGCATTTTTAAAATCCTATAGTTAATAGCTTGAATTAGCTACTAAATTTGCTTATCGAAACACAATTACATACCAAAATCATCGTTTTTATTGGCATTTTCGAGATTCTTAAAGTACTCTTCTGCCTGTTCTTCCATCCTCGCAATTTCCTCTAATTCCCATTCTTTTGACCCATATTTCAAAAGTTTTGGCGCTGTAGCGTGGGTATACGCATAACTTTCTCGCCAAGCGTATAACAAGGCCTCGCAGATATCTGAGTGGAACCTGCGGCTGATCACTCTCTTGTCTGGGGTGCTTTTATCTAAATCCCACTCTACTCGCATACAATCTTGTGCAAATTGAGAATCACCCTTAGCTTTTACTTTACCACTTCTCATGGCATCATTTAACAGTTCTATGTATTCAATTTTTCTAACCTTTTCAGCAGGTTGAACGGATATCTTATAACGCTTTGATATTTCTTCTGAAATCTTTTTACCCAAGCCACCAGTATCAACTACGATTTTGCTGATGTCGTATTGCATACGTAGGGTTTCAATTTGATTGACAAGTTCTGTAATACCTTGATGCTTTGTTACAATCTCTTCCACAAGATACGTAGAAGGGCTAGTTTCACTCCAAGCAAGTAAACATATAGCATCAGCATCGTTGTACCCAAGGTCAACTCCTAATATGTAATTCCATTTACCAGGTGGAAGCTCGTCAAAATCATTTACGTTTTTATCGTAATGGTAAACTAAGGAATCACTGTCCAGCATCCACTTACCGAACCACTCACGTTGAATACTTGGATGATCTGCCGTAACTCCTCGACGCTTTAATTCTTCTTCAAAGACTCTTTCGTGAGACATTCCTGCCTTTTTTGAAATAAACGGATTATCCCAAAAAGCCCAAGAATGGTGAGACCAGTTACTAGAGCG